CTGATATATGTCCATTGCGATATCATAGTTTGATAAGTTCTTATATGACATGTCTGGTCCTCCAACCGGAAATTGTTACCGTAGCCCCTGCATGACATGGCATTACCGCACTGTCAACACAAAAAAGCACAAAAGCCAAAAAAAGTTTACACGTCTCTGACTGCATGGCAATATCATGCAGGAACGCGGAACGGCTGGTTTGCTTGGGTTTTGTTTGGATGGATGATGCTTGACTATATAATTATACACGCGCAGGGCACACCAGCCCCGTGCAGCATAGCAGCAGCATATCACCGCACCGGCAATCCGGCAAGCTATACTGTGGCAGCGATGCAACACTGCGGCACAAATGCAACAGCTCGCGCACCGCAACCCACGGGGGGGCTTTTCACAACGCGACACCCCCGCCCGCGACCGGCACCCTTTCTGTATGTTAAATCCCCTATCACGAGACACACACATGACCAAACTTACAAAAGCAAAGACTGACGTAATCCTGTCCAGCTTGGCTGACGGGCACACCATCGTAGACACTTGCGAGGGCGTAGGCATATCCCGCACGGCATTTTACAAGCTGATGAAGCGTGACGAGGGCTTTGAGAAGGCTGTGCGTCAGGCACAAGAGTACAGCGCGGAGAAGGCACTAGAAGAGCTTGAGGGCATATTCGATGACGCGCTGCACAAGCGCAAGGACTATGACACTGGCGTACTGCGTGACTATGCTCACCATGTGCGCTGGAAAGCCAGCAAGGTTATGCCTGACCGTTTCGGAGACCAGAAGAACCGTGCTGGTGTAGAGATAGGCGATGGCACTGTGAAGATACTGTGGGAGACTGATTGATGAAGCGTAATCCAATGGCAAAACTTTTACGGTCTCGTCTTTTTGCTAAAAGAGTTGTAAAGCCCAAAAAGGGCAAGGGCAGTTATTCCAGAAAGAAAAGCAATGGAAGTTAAAATACCTTACAAGCCTCGCCCTATTCAGGCGCAGATGCACAAAGAGTTGAAGCGTTGGAATGTTCTGGTGATGCACAGACGCTTTGGCAAAACTGTTTGGGCTGTAAATCATCTAATAAGAACAGCTCTTACTTGTGAGCTACCGCGTCCACGCGTTGCCTTTATAGCCCCTACCTTTACGCAAGCGAAGCGTATCGCATGGGATTACGCAAAGTATTATGCAGGAGTGATACCTGGCGTTACGTTTAACGAGACTGAACTGCGCGTAGACTTTCCTAACGGTGGTAGATTAATGTTGTTGTCTGCTGAAAACCCGGATGCGCTGCGTGGTATCTATCTGGACATGGCAATGTTCGATGAGTTTGGTATGCAGAATCCGAGGGTATGGGGGGAGGTTGTAAGACCCGCCCTATCCGACAGACAGGGGTCGGCCTGTTTTCTAGGTACGCCGGCTGGACCTAATCATTTTTTTGATATGTTAGAGGTTGCCAAGTCGCAGATAGCCGAAGGCGGAGAAGACTGGTATTATAAGATATGTAAGGCCAGTGAGACGGGCATTGTTAAAGAGGAGGAGCTTGAGGCTGCTAGGGCGTCCATGACGGACGAGCAGTATGACCAAGAGTTTGAGTGTTCCTTCACAGCCGCTATCATAGGGGCTTATTATGGTAAGTTGCTATCTGATGCCGATGACAGTGACAGGATTGCTAGAGTGCCATACGACCCTGCTTATCCTGTGCATACTGCGTGGGACTTGGGTATAAACGATGCAACCGCTATTTGGTTTGCACAAATTTATAGAAGTGGGGCAGTCCATGTCATTGATTATTACGAAAGCTCTGGAGTGGGCCTCAACCACTACGCAGAAGTATTGCACAACAAAGACTACACTTACGGCGACCACCTTGCGCCGCATGACATCGAAGTGCGTGAGCTGGGTAGCGGCAAGTCGCGCTTGGAAACAGCTTACAGTCTGGGCATCCGCTTTAGGGTTATACCGAAAATGAAGGTTGCTGATGGTATCAATGCAGCTCGCATGATGATACCTCGGTGTTATTTTGACAGAGAGAAGTGTGCTGACGGGCTGGATATGTTGCGTCAGTACAGGCAGGAGTGGGATGAAAGACGTAAGATGTTCAGAGATTCTCCGCGACATGACTTCACAAGCCATGCTGCGGATGCGTTTAGGTATTTGGCTGTTGGGCTGGAGAATAGACAAAGCATGGTCAAAGCTCCACAACAGGTGGCGGTAACTGAGTACAATCCGTTTACGCTATGACAGAAGAAATTTATCAAGAGATAATGCGTATGGTCTCAGAAAGCCCGTATCACCGACACTGGCCTTTTGAGATTGTCGAAAGCCATATAGGTACGCCGTTGTCTTTGGGAAACTTTATAATAGGGGAAGACTTCTTCTTTTTTGCAACCTGGGCGTTTCCAGAAGAAAAGCACATACAGGAGTATCTTAAGAACAAATGTTTGCCGGTTGAGGCCTTTCATGGGAACGGGGAAGAACTTTGGATAACTGACTTCATATGCTTGGGCGGTAGGCGTGATGTGGCTGATGCTTTCCGTTGTGTCAAAAATCTGGTATATAAAATGGGGTATAACAAATTCTTTTGGCTGCGAACTGAAAAGAACAAGTTAGGCTGGCATAGCTGGTAAGGAGATAATTATGGGTAGTTTTAATCCGTTTCGTTATGTTGATAAGGCTGTTGAACAGCTAGAAAGAACGGGCAAGAAGGCACTGAAAGAGGTTGGTAAGGCTGCTGGGGTTGTTCCAGATGCGCCAGAGATAACTCCTGAAGTTACGCCTGAGGTCACACCAGAGGTTGTGCCTGATGATGAAACAATCATGGGTCGCGGTCCAAGAAGAACAAAGGGCAAGCGAGCTGGTCAGGGCGGCACTATTATAGAAGGTTATGGCTCTCTTTACAGAGGCGGTAGCAGCAAGAGCATAGGAGGCTAACATGTCAATCTTACGCCCAAAGACTCCATCATTACCACCACCGCCGCCGCCACCCCCTGTTGCCGAAAAGGTAGACTATGAAAGAGCAGCGGCTATGTCTGAAGAGTCAATGTCAAAAGTGCGTAAGCGCAGAGGCAGGGGCTCTACTATAGTTGCTGGGGCTTTGGGCGACCAAACGCAGACAGGTAAACCGACACTGTTAGGATAGTCATGGATAACTTCATCAAAGAGCTTGTAGCGCGGTTTGATTACATCAAGGGCCGTAGAGATAATTGGGATACACATTATCAAGACCTTGCGGACTACATGCTGCCACGGAAGGCAGACATTGTACGTAAGCGTAGCCGTGGTGAAAAGCGGATGGAGCTTATCTATGACGGCACAGCACTACAGGCTGTAGACCTTTTGTCTGCTTCCCTGCACGGCATGCTTACCAGCGGGGCTACGCCGTGGTTCCATTTGGACATGAAGGATGCGGACATAGGGCGTGACGATGATGTGCAAGGCTGGTTAGAAGATTCTAGTCAGCGCATGATACGAGCGTTTAATCAGTCAAACTTTGAAACAGAAGTTCACGAAATGTACGTGGACCTTGTTGTTTTTGGAACCGGCTGCATGTTCATCGAAATGGACAATGAAACCTTACGTTTTAGCACCCGGCACATATCAGAGTTTTACGTGCAGGAAAACCAGTTTGGCATTGTAGATACTGTGTTCCGAAAGTACAAAGCTCCTGCCCGACAGGTTGTGCAGCGGTTCGGTATAGACAATGTTACTGACTACATTCTCAAGCAGTTTGAGAAGAAGCCTGACGAAGAAGTTGATATCCTTCATGTTGTTCTGCCTCGCATCAACAGAGACCCGAACAAAGTAGACAATAAGAACATGCCATACGCATCGTTTTATATTGATATGGAAACAAAGAGTCTTCTGTCTGAGAGTGGCTTTGAAGACATGCCGTATGTTGTGCCACGCTTCTTGAAGTCTACTGGCGAGACTATGGGCCGTAGCCCTGCAATGGTTGCGCTGCCGGATGTTAAGATGCTGAATCTGATGTCTAAGACGATTATTCAGGCAGCTCAAAAGCAAATTGACCCGCCGCTTCTCGTGCCAGATGACGGCTTTATCCTGCCTGTCCGCACACAACCTGGCGGTCTAAACTTCTACAGAGCTGGTACACGCGACTCTATTACACCGCTACAGGCCGGCGCCAACATTCCTATCGGGTTGTCTATGGAAGACCAGAGGCGTATGGCAATCCGTTCTGCGTTTTATGTTGACCAGCTCTTGTCAGGCCAGACACCGAACATGACGGCTACAGAGGTGGTGCAGCGTCAGGAAGAGCGTATGCGCGTTATCGGGCCCGTACTTGGCAGACTGATGAACGAGATGCTGCGGCCTTTGATTGACCGTGTGTTTAGCTTGATGCTTCGTGCAGATATGCTTGCACCCCCGCCGGAAGTGCTACAAGGGCGTGATGTTGACATTGAGTATGTATCGCCGCTGGGACGGGCACAGAGGTCAACGGGGCTGAACAGCACAATGAGGGGTATGGAAATAGTGATGCCGTTGGCTCGGTCGCGACCTGTAGGCGACCACATCGACCCGGACGGGTTGGTGCGCCACATCACCGATGCTCTTGGTGTGCCGAAG